ACCATAACAGGTGAATCTTTTAAAGACCAAAACTTTGGAAGAGACCAAATACTTGAAGTCAAAAAAGATTTTTTTAATAATTCATTTAATTTCAATACAAGAGCATTAGTTAACTTTAGTGGAACTGAATTTACTGAGTTATCTAAGTCTATTGCTGATGGTACAATTCCATCTCCTCAAACTGGCTCTGTAGTAGGTTCTAAATTTTATCTACGACTTTATGAAGCTGAGGGTAATGCAGAGTTAACTGAAGAATATAAATTAGCCATTCAACCAATATCAGAATCTTGGACAGAGGGGACAGGTAAGTTTGGTGACAATCCAAAAAATACAAATGGTTGTAGTTTTAATAATCGTAAAAATCCAATTGGGGGTAACTCTTTAACTTGGAGTAACGCTGGAACATCAGTGTTAAGTGTTAGTCAATCAGAACAGACATTTACAAATCAATCTCCTGATACAGAGGTTGAGGTGACTAATATGGTGAATATGTGGCTTGAAGGACAATATTCTAATTATGGAATGTTAATTCGTTTTAGTGGAAGTCAAGAGACAGATAGTGAAACATTCGGACATTTAAAATTCTTTTCAAGAAACACACATACAATATTTTCACCTAAATTAGAAGTAAGATGGGATGACCATCTACCTTGTACAGGTTCAAACACTGGTTCATTAACTGAATTAACAATGAGTGGATTGAGTGATAACTTTTTATATATGAAAGGTTTAAGAGAGAGTTACAAAGTGGGTGAACGAGTTAAGTTTAGAGTCGGTGCTAGGAAAAGATATATTCAAAAATCTTTTACTACTTCAGTTCAAACTGTGACTGGTTCATTCATACCTGAAGGTAGTGGTTCATATGCTATTAAAGATGTCGCAACTGATGAATTTATTGTTCCATTTGAAGATAGTTCAAGTGTAAGTTTTACTAAATTAAGTTGTGATAGTGATTCAAATTATTTTATTCAATATTTAGATGGATTTTATCCTGATAGAGTTTACAAAATACAATTAAAATTAAAAACCGATGATGGACAAGAACAAGTATTTGATGATGATTTTGAATTTGTAGTGAAAAGGAAATAAAGATGGCTGATTATACTGATTTTGAAATATCTTTAGTTGAAATATTTTTAGATAAATTATCTGATAAACTAATACAAAGTGGGCAAGTAGACACTGATGATGTTAGTCGTAATCAGAAATTTATTCGTAATGGACAGTTTGATTTAGGTGCACAAAATAGTAGTGATATACTTGCACTTTTTCAAAAAGATTTTAAAGCTAATGAAGAAGACTTAAACAAAACATTTGTTAACAATGATGGTTATCAACGAAATTTATATGAGATTGCAAATAAATTAAATAATGAAGATGCACTTCAAACAGTTGATTTTTCAATACAAGGTTATGCAAATGATACATTTGTAATTTCAATAGTAACACCAGTTCCAAGTCTTAATGGTGTTGACATTTCAGATATAGTTGCACCTGAGGAAGGTAATCCACTAAATGTAAGTCAATTTATATCATTGGAACAATCAGGTTCAGTTATAAATGTAGAGCAAGCTGAGGAATATTTAGATACAAATATTTTTGAATTACTCCCAACAGGTGACACAAGACAAGGTAGAATTAATAGATTTTTTCAAGAATTAAACG